AGATGTCGGCGAATTGTGCCATCGTGCGAGGTTTTTTCCGATTGACTTGCTCCAAAAAGTTCGGGTCAATCGTTCGGCAATAATGTCGCATCCGATTGGTATCGAGTTTCAAAGCCTCGGCAAGCAAGGATTCGTGGCTTGCCATGATGTTGGCGAGATTTCGCAGGGTTTGCGGTGTGTGCCCATTCGCTCCGATGTGGATGTGAACGCCTGCACCAACTCCGGCGTGGGAAATTGCTCCGGCTTTCCGCAACCGGCGTACCAGTTCCTGCAAGATTTCAATGTCCTCGTAGTGCAGAATCGGCGTTACCAATTCGCACTTTTCACTGTCAGCTCCGGCAATGCTAACGTCCCTTTGGAATTTCCATTCCCGTCCCTCGGCATCCCAAGCTGACCAAGTGTAGTAGCCGTTTCGGTGTGCCGTGTCCTCGTAGCGTCCTGTTCCAAAAAAGTCGGCTGCGAGCTTTGCAGCGTTCTTTCTGGTGATGTGGTTCATCTCGATTTCCACGCCAATCGTCTGGGTTTTCAGGTTTGCAATCTGCTGTTCGGTTTTTGCGTTCATTTGATTTTCCTCCGTATTTTCGGTAGTTTTTCGGCTTTCTGCCGTTCCGTTGTATCGTATATTACCATACGTTCGGAGGACTATCAAGCGGCTAAATCGGAGAAAAATCGGCTGTATATCGGCGGGCTATTTGTGTAGATTACACCCTTGCAATCGTTGCTATTTTATGGTATACTTAGATAAAATGAAGGAGCGTCTCTCATAAATTTCGGCTGCCTAATCGGTTGAAATTAGAGCACCTCAAAAGCATCCACGCCGGGAATCAAGGCAAGGGAAGAACCATTCTGCCAAGCGACATGAATGTCGCCAATATCATCAACAAACTGCACCTTGCCGACCGTTCCGGGTGGCGGAGCTTGCGGGTCGGTCATGGCGATAAGGCGAATTTTCGTGCCGGTAGGGTATCTTTTCCGAAGCTGTTCAAGCTCCTGCAGACTGGGCGTTTTCATCAGAAGTACCTCCTTTTGGATTGCCGAAGCGGTAGGCGGAGCTGCCGGTCAAATGCCGGAGCAATACTTTTCTGGTTTGCCAAAATTCTTTCCCGACAAAGCCTAATCGGATTAAAAAGCAACGGAAGGAGAATTTTTCGTTGTCGGTGGTGCAGGGCTTGTGATTGATGCGTTTTTGCTCTTTCGCCATTTTGCACAATGCCGTGACGAATTGGCTGTACGCCTCGGCATCCTCCGGTTCTCCTGTGGTGAACCAAGGGAATTTCACCTTGCCGTCCGACTTTTCATATGCCAAAGAATCTGTCTGCAAAGCATGGCAGATTAAATCATGGCGATTTTCCAGAATGCGGTCAAGGTTGGCAAAAGTCGTTTCATCAAACATCTCCTCTGGCAGCTCGATGGTTAGCAGATTTGGGCTTTCCGCAACAAAGCCACGTTGGTGCAATTCCTCAATCAAAAATTCAATCTCCTCGCTGTCGGCACGGTCGTCAAAGCTAAGGTTGCCGTCTTTATCGACTGTGAAATAATCGATTTGATAGGCTTGGGTTGGCATGAACTGGTACTCCGCTTTTGCACCGGTGATTTCGCTGATGGCAGTCACAAGCTCCTTTCGGCGAGTGCCGGTGCAATTGTAGAAAATGGTCATATTCTCGTCCTCCTGTTTCGTTTTTTCCTTTCGGATTACTACGATATTACCTCTGTTTTTCTCACAATGCAAGCGGCTAAACCTACCGAAAATTCGGCGGTTTTAGAGGTTGGATTTGTGCTTTTTACACGTCCGGATTTTCTGCAAAATAGGCGATGCCGGAGAGGACGAAAAATCCGCAGCTCATGCAGATGGCGTTGCCGTACATCATGTATTCCGCAGCATCAGAATGCGGATTTTGCAGCCATTTCACGACCTGATTTCGGGACTTCGGCTGTTTGCCGTTCAAAGCGTTCCATTCGTTCCAGACGCTTTGCCAGTATGTAATTTCGTCTTCAGTAGGCTTGTCCATTTCCAAATTTTCGCACCACCAAGGCGGCAGACCTTGCAACAAAGCACATTCCTGCGGAGTCAGTCGGCGAACCAGATATTCGGTGCAAATAGCGTGCGTTTCTACGGTATTTAACGTATACATAGTTTCGGATTCTTTGTATCCGTCACCTCGATGAGAAGGTCTGCTTCCATTGCCTTCCAGCACAATTATGCCACCTTGATTCTTATCCGGTGACTGATTGGATGTGTCGATAGTTCGGGAAGTCTGAGCTTCGTAAAACCCGCTATTCGGATTATCCGACAGCATGGAGTTGCTATGCCTGGCACATACACCGTAGGCTTTCGGGACGAACAGCGTCTGGTCGTTGTTGGTGGCGAGCGTAGCGGAAATGTTTTCTTGAATCAAAGCACCTTTTCCACCACCTTCACAGCCGGAACGAATCTTCAGTGTTTTTGGTACATCTTCCGCCAAAACGCAAGGCGGATGATTTGCCTGAGCACGGAGTGTTCCGGTTTTATTCAGCGAAACGTCCATGCGAATGCCACCTTGATCCATCAAACAATATGAGCTTGACGTTCCAACGCTATCCGCAAAATATCCGGCAGCTGCTTGCCACGTTCGGAAGCTCTGCGGAGAATACCTTGACAAGCCTTCGGACTCAAATAATATTTTTCCGGCACATTCACCTGTAAAATCTGCGACAAGAAACAAGCGTCTGCGTCTCTGGGCGACTCCGAAGTATTGGGCATCGATAATTCTCCATGCAAAGGAAAAATCGTCTCCCAAAATCTGTCCTGCCCCTGTCCATTTCGCAGGTCGAGGAATTGTAATGGTTTCATTTTTAATCCGGCAGAACGCTTCAAGGACGCAGCGGAAATCTTCACCGCCGGAGCTTGAGAGGATTCCTGAGACATTCTCCATGACTGCGAATTTTGGATATTTTCCATTTGTTGCATCTCTCATTTCTTTGATGATTCGGATTGCGTGAAAAAACAATCCGGAGCGAGAACCGTGTAAGCCGGTGCGTTTTCCGGCAATTGATAAATCTTGACAAAGCTAAGGACTGCCGAATGTGATAATATCGACAGCCTCAAGATCACCCCCATTCAATTTTGAAATATCGCCATAATGCTTTACAAATGGCATCCGTTTTGTGGTGACTCGAATCGGAAACGGTGCAACTTCTGAAGACCAGATGGGCTGAATTCCTGCCAGCAATCCGGCGAGTTCAAATGCTCCGGAGCCTGAAAAAAGACTGCCGAGGGTTAATGTATTATGTTTCATGTATTACCTCTTTTTATTCCAACGGTGCAAATGGTATCATTTCGAGAACCGCCGTGCGGAACAAGCAGAATACGATTCATTGCAAATCCTCTTGTCTTGCCAATGCCCATGCTGTTCCAGCCGAAGCAAATTGCTTTTCCGTTTGGCTTTAATATCCTTGCAATTTCATTTTTGGTATCACTCCAGAAATTCACTTTGCCATCCCACTTGATATTGCCGTCAATATTATCATAACATTCTCTCACCTGTCGAGGAGAATATGGCGGGTCATACAAAATGCCATCAGCAGAATCGTTATCGAAGAGCTTCAAAAATTCCAAAGCATCCATGTGATACGCAGCGGAACACTTCGGATTCAAATCATTTTTGATATGTGCAGGACTGCTTTTTCCGGCAAATGGGTCAATCCAAATGCCGCCTGTCATCTCTTCTTTCAGCAAAGCTGCAATTGGCGGAATCTGAAATGTCCATTTATTGGGCATTGCCCAGATGCGGTCGATTCTCATGGGTTGCGGTCACTTCTCTGCACATCATCCACGCTGCCATCTGTAATATCCAACTCCTCCGCAGTGAAATCATGCACCGCACTGCAAGGCAGCTTTTCGCCGTTTCGCAAAACAAATACATCTGAATTTGAACCGCCTTTTAAGGCAACGTAGCGTCTGACGATGGCAGAAGCATATTTCTGGTCAAGTTCCATTGTATGGCAGATACGGTTCAACTGCTCAGAAGCAATTAGCGTTGTGCCGCTGCCTCCGAACAAGTCTAACACGATGCCATTTTCCTGTGAAGAATTTTTCATCTGATAGCCAATCAGCGGAAGCGGTTTCATGGTGCTGTGCAGCTTAGACGCTTTCGGCCTGTCAAAATGAAGCACAGTGGATTGCTTTCGGTCGTTAAAAAATTTATGGGCTGCACCTTCTGCCCAACTGTAGATACAGGGCTCGAATGACCACTGATAATCCTGCCGTCCCAAGGTAAATCGGTCTTTTTCCCAGATGAGATTCTGCCGCATGGTAAGCTCTGCTTGCTCCAGAGCTTTCAGGAAAACAAGGCTTTTGCTGGAAGCGTACCAGATGTAAAATACACCGCCGGGAATTAAACTGTTTTTCATGTTGCAAAATGCTTTCACGAGAAAATCGATAAATTCATCATCCGGCAGATTGTCGTTCATGATGGTGCGGTCGGTTTTTGCATTTTGGTATGCCGCACCGGTTCCGATTGCGATTCCATACGGCGGGTCTGTGATGCAGAGATTCGCTTTTTTGCCATCCATCAGCTTCTGTACATCCTCAGCTTTTGTGGAATCGCCGCACATTAGCCGATGTCTCCCAAGCAGCCAAATGTCGTTCGATTCTACAAATGGTGGAAGTTCCGATGCTTTATCAACGTCAAAATCATCTTCTTTTGCTTCGTCATCTGTTGCAAACAGGTCTGCAATTTCCTTCTCATCAAAACCGGTAAGCTCCAAATCAAAGCCCAACTCCTGCAACTCCGACATCTCGACAGAGAGCAGTTCCTCATCCCATCCGGCATCCAACGCCATGCGATTGTCCGCAAGCACATATGCTTTCTTCTGAGCTTCGGTCAGATGGTCGACATACACGCAGGGCACTTCGGAAATACCTTCTTCTTTAGCAGCCATCAGCCTTCCATGTCCTGCCAGAACGTTGTAATTGCGGTCAATCAAAATCGGATTGATGAATCCAAATTCCCGCAGCGAGGAACGCAGCTTCAAAATCTGTTCCTTGGAATGCGTTCTGGCATTGTTCACATATGGAATCAACTTCTCCACAGAAATCAGTTGAAAATCTTTCGTTGTCTGCATCATCCATTCCTCCTGTACAAAATTTTCTGCAAGCCCTTTCGAGCGTCTCTGACTTTGCCTTTCACAGCTTGTCCTTTTAACGTGCAGTATTGCTGCTTGGTCAAATAAGGACGAGACTTTTTCAATTCTTTCCAGAATGGGACTTCCGATTCCGGTTTGTAAGTTCGTGCTTTCATGATACCTCCCATAAAAATAACCGCCTGTGACAGCGGTTTTTTGGTATTAGAGCTTAGAGCGTAAAAGCTGCTCCATCACATCATTGGTAGAAGTCAAATTATTTACTTCCACGGAGCTATTTTCCTTGATTACCTGATAAATTTGGTAATACAACTGATTCGCTTGCTTGCGATATTCGTGGCTCATCGTCACATAAGGCGAAGTCGCCGGAGAACCGTTCGCCTTTTTCATCAGGTAGCCGTATTCGGAAATTGCTTCTTCGCAGTGAATCAATCTTGCACAAGTCATGGAGAAATGTTCGAGAATTTCCTGTAGAACCAGATGCTCGCAGCCGTATTTCTTCAGCCATTCCCATGTTTCGTTATAGATTTCTTCTGCATACAGCACGGAGCCGTCTTTTTGTTTCGATTTCATGTATTCACGAACCGGCGGCATATCTTCGCCTTGCAGCTCCGAAGCCTGACTATCCAACGAAACCACAGTCAGCGGTCTGCCGCCGGGATTTCCGGATTCGATTTTTTCTGTAATTGCCTTGGGCTTCCGACCTGCACCGACTCGGAATCCACCACGGTTTGTACCGTCTTTTGCCATTGGCTTCACCTCATTTGATAAAATAATTTTTTGGCGTTTGATTTCGCAAAGTTGCACACGAAGGGCAGCACCGGTATTCATGGAATGTACACAAATGATTCATATACCCCCTCCCGTCAACGAAAAGGGCATCACAACACAGAACCGCAGTGGATGCCATGCGGTTCATTCACAATTTAGTAATGATAGACCGGATGCGTGTCTTCCAGACCGGTCTTCTTGTCGTGACAGGGCTTGCAAAGGGCTTGGAAGTTGTTCTCGTTCCAGAGTAGTGCAGGGTCACCACGGTGCGGAACGATGTGGTCTACTACGGTCGCTTGCACGTAACGTCCCTTGGCAAGGCACTTGACGCACAGCGGATGCTTGCGGAGATAAGCGGCTCGAACCTTACGCCAACGAGAGTTGTAGCCACGTTTTGCCGGAGCGGGACGTTCCGGATGCAATGGTTTGTGCTTGTCGCAGTAATTCTTTCCGACATCGACTAGGGCAGGGCAGCCGGGATGTTTACAGGGTGTTTTCGGTTTTTGTGGCATACGCTGCACCTCCTTATGGGCATAAGAAAAGCCTTCACGGAATTGCTCCCACGAAGGCTTGTTTTTATCCTGTTTTCCTAGTATACAGTATAGCAACATTAAGGGGGTGAATTAAAGATGAAATGGGGGTGAAATGGGGTGAAATCTTTCAAAGTTTTTTAGTGCTGCTGCATGGATTTGCTGTACCCGGCGTTTTGAATAGTGCATTTCAGCAGCAATCCTTGACATACGCATAAACATCAAATACCGATACCTCAGTACACATTGTTCTTTTTCGGAATCCAGCAAATCAATCTGTGCATCTATCGTGACTTTCAGCTCCTCAAGTTTCTGTTTTTCCACGGAGATTTCTTTCTCAAGGGCATCGATTTTACTGAGATAATGTACAAATGGTGCATCGGTAGAATGCGTTCCCTGCACTTTTTCCCCAAACTGCGGAGAAGATATACTTGATGCTAAGTCCTTGTAGCTTTCAAGTTTTCTAACATCAGATACGATTTTTTTGTGCAGCTCGTCCGGCATACTCAAATATTCCTGTGTTGTCATTTTGACCTTGTCTCCTCACGCAGTTTGTCAATCAATAAATCTCCATCAAGATTTGTAAGAAGCATATACCACCCTGAGCGAAAGAAGCGTTCATACTCCATAGCTTCCGACAGTGCTTTTCTGTTGTTGGGATTCTTTCTGTTCAAATTGAGGGTTGACCGATAGTCATGCACAGCCTGTAAGACGATAGCCTTTGCCAGTTCTGTGTAGCTGTCTTCCTGTCTTGCAGGAGCAGCTGGTGTTTTGTATGAATACATCTCGCACCTCCAAAAAAATAAATTTTTCGCATTGGAGCGGAGAAGCATCGAAGCATCTATCTCAACTTACATGAAGCATTGTTTTCATGATTCATTGCGGAGTGCCGTCCAAGACAGCACGCACCTCGGAAACGGAGCGGACGATAACCGCCATGCCGCCAGCTCTTTGGATTTTACGGATGGTCGCTTTCTGAAGCTCTGTCGCTTTGCCCGTTTCGGTTTTTACCTCAAAGGCATAAAACCTGCCATCTACACAGGCTATAATATCGGGAATCCCCGCCGTGCCGTACATCCCGCCATGTTCTTTCCAGCAGAAGCAGTGCGGCACGGTCTTCAAATATTTCATGATGGATTTCACGATGTCTTTTTCTAACATTGCTTTTCCCTCCACACTATTTTTGTAACTTGTAACTTCGTAACCTTCGAAAATAGGGAGACGACCATAAAAAAATAATATAAAAATTTTTTTATACGCACGAGGAATCTCTGAACGTTGTCTCTCTATCTATATGAAGTTACAGAAGTTACAAGTTACATAAGAGGTTGTATGTCTGTGACTTCAAAACCGGTAACATCACAGCGTTTTGCAAGCAATTCATAGTCGACTACCCAACATCTGTGATTTTCTGTGCCGATGCGTTTTTGCTCATTGCTTGCGATAAAATACTCGGTGTGCTGAAGCTGTTTTTTGAACTGTGCATAGGTCAACGTTTCACCGACCACTGCATAATCCTTGCGGTACTTTGTATAAAGGTCATAAATCTGCGTCAGCCAAAGATAGAGCTTTCCGCCTTCAATACAGTACACAGTTTTCGGATCCAGCTTCATTCTTGCCATGACCTCAAAGGTCTGTTCCACTACGCTCTTGTTGCTGGTATCGCCGTCAAGAAGATAGTCCTTCGCCGCAAACTCCATGTACTTTACACAGATTTCCTGCGTGTAAGGGAACACCGTATCCCATGCAAAGCCGTAGTCTGTACACATATGCTCCAAGAGCTTCAGCCCTGCGTAACAGCAGGACAGGTTCGATATAATACGGCACGGCAAATCGGGATTAAATTTCGCCGTGCCTTCCTTGTACCATTTGGCAGCATCGCTCGGAGTAATCTTTAACGCTGTATTCAAAAGCGTCCTGCCAAGGTCATTCAGCAACATCTCATTGCCCAGAATCCGATTGAATGCCGTTCTGTGTTCCATAGATTTCAAATCTTTTTTCGAGAATAGCAGCTCGATGCTACGTTCCCGAATCGCCGTCTCATCTGCCGATTCTTCTCCGGCAACAATGAGCGGAGCAAGCAGATCATAGGTCACAACTGATAAATCCGCACGCCCACGCATGCCCTCATGTCCGTCATAGCTGTCACGGAAGTGGTTATACAGTGTCGAGAGCTTTGTTTTATCCATTTTTGACGGCTTAAACTCATCCAAAGGCAGAGGAATTGTATTTGACGAAGCAGACTCTTTCATCAGCGTAAATGCTGTCACCTGTGTAGCTGCCGTCACCCGACTGCTTGAAAACAGCGGCAGCAGTACACGCTCCAAGGTCGTAGATTTTCCGCTGCCTGCCTCACCAATCAAAAATAAATGCGGAAACTTTATGCCCGAAAGTCTGAGATGCTCTTTGACAAAACACCCTGCCGCCCAAGCAAGAATGGAGATTGCTTTCGCAGGCTCGTTGTAGCCCATCAGCCAATGCCCAATGTCGCAAAGCATCTCTTTTTTCAGCACATCACAGCCGAGAATATTGCTGTCAATGCTCTTGTACTTGTCAAGCTGCACGATGTCCGCAACCTCTAAACCGCCGTTTTCGATAGCACCGTCCTTGGAAACAAAGATTAGTCTGCCGCCGTATTCGTAGATTCCCATCGCTTTCACACCGACTTTTTTTACCCAATTAAGCTCCGAAACATAGCCTTTGAGAAGCTCCAAATCGCCGTCACCGCCGAGGTAAGTCAAAGCAATCGTGTTCTTGTTTAAGAGGTTTTTGAACTTCTGCTGATTGGCAAAATCCGTGGTCAAAAACGTAAGACGGAAAGTTTCCCCACGTACTGTCACCAAGTCTGCAGTCAGTTGTGTTTCGTCATCGGATACAATCATCTCCACGGGCTGCATGATAAAATTTGTGATGGGATACGTATTCTCACCCTTTACCCTCCAGTATCTGCCCTGAAACTCGAAGATGGGAGAATCCCCGCTGGGAGAATAGACGTTCTCTGTCGATTCAATTGCCTTATCCAAGGTTTCCTCTCCGTAGGTAGCACCGCTTGCATGATGCTTTTCGTTCCATTTCTGCCGATACAATCCCGATGATTTGAAAATACGATTCATTTGCTCCTTGTTTTTGCCTGACCAGAACGCCAGCTTACGGCAAAACGCCATATCCGCTTCGGACTGACTTGGAAACGCACCCTGCCAGTTGCCCTCAAGGAGTGCCGTGAACGCCTCACTGTCATCAGAAGATTTCGCTTTTTCGAGAAGCTCCTCATCGGTCATTTCTGTTGGAATAGCGACTGATTTTTTCTTTGCTTTCTGTTTTTTCGGTTTCTGTATATAGGTCGCATGAATCCATGCAAGCGTATCCGTACCTTCGGCAATGATATCGGGAGCAGAGGGGAGCTGCTTTCCCGTTACCGTAAAATAGCGTCCTGCGTTATACATTTCCACGCCATTATCACTATTTTTACTGCTGCCGGACGGCTGTTCGCCTTTGAAATACAGATGTACACCGTCACCCGATGGGGAGAACTCCGCATAGGTAGGCTGTTTTGCGAGAATTGCTGTAGCAATCTCATTAAACTCGCCTGTTTCGGGATTATAGCAGTGGTCGATGTCCACGCCCACGATGTTATCGGATTTCACGAACATATATCCGATGCCTGTATATCCGTAACGTTCCAGTGCATCCACGGCGGTCGCATAGTCTGACCACGACTTCGGATTGTTGGACTGTGCCTTATATCCCGTAACTGCATTGTACGGAACCTTTCTCGGCTTGCCACCGTCCGGGTCAGGCTCTAAACGCCAGCACACCCATTGTTTCTTGTCACACAGCTCTTTTGGGAACATAAGCCGTTACACCTCCTCGCAATTTTCGGTAAAATATCTGAGCTTGATATTCCGTTTCTCGGCTCTTGCAATCTCTGCCGCCATGCCGCTTGAAATCCGCTCGCCGAATACCCAGGCCTCCCGGCAGCCGTCCAGATACACCATGCCCATAAAAAGACCGAGTTGTCTTTCGGTGGGATTGCAATCGTTCAATATTTGTGGAAAGAACAGGTGAGCAGCAAATGGAATGTAGCCTTGCTTTACGGCAAAGAAACAGTATCTGCGTGCGTTGGCTGTATTTCTTTCGACATCTCCGGCAAACGGCGAGATGATATATACCTTCGGCATATATTTTCTGCGGCTTTTGCCTTTCTCTTCCCGTTCAATGCGGCAGAGAGCGTGGTATGCAGTTAAATCCAGATACCCTTCGGAATTCCTGATGCTAATCGACATTGCCGTCACCTCCCGAACGCTCCGCAAAGGAAGAACAACGAAACGAATCCCCATCAAACGAGATTGTCCCTGCCTTTGGGCAGCGACAAATTACGCCGCCGTTTTGGTGAATCACCGTATTCCCGAGTGTAAGTGTCCTCGGCTTGTCGCTGATGTCTCCATATTTGCATTTATGGCAATCAGTTTGTTTCATTGATATAGTCCTCCCATTCTGTCATTTTCCCGAACCTCGGTCCTACAGACGCTTCAGCGATAATCGGCACATCAAATTCGGGATACGGCTTCGCTTCCATACATTCTTTGATAAAAGTCTGTGCTTCCAGTACTTTGTCTTCGGGCAGTTCAAAAACAAGCTCATCATGAATTTGTAAAAATGGTTTCAGCCATGGACGTTCCCGCATACCCGAAACAATCCGTCCGCAGGCGGCTTTCAGAATATCGGCAGCAGTGCCTTGAATCGGCGTGTTTAATGCACACCTCTCCGCAAAGGACTTCTTGCTCCAGTCATCGGATAGCATACCAATGAGATAACGCCGTCTGCCGAGCCGTGTTTCGGCATAACAGGTCTGAGCGGCACGTCTTTTGGTTTCATCCTGCCACAAAGTTAGTCCCGAATATCCGGCTTTCAGATTGCGGATAATCTCTTGGCAGCGTTCGATTGGTGTATCAAGTCCCGCCTTGAATCGGAGAGTGGTCTGAAGCCCTTTCGGGAACAGACCGTAGAACACTCCGAAATTGCAGTTTTTCGCTATGGTGCGATGCTCCTTGTAATCCTTTGAGTGTTTGTCCTGTGCTTCCTCATAGCTCACACCAAAAATAACGCTTGTGGTGCTTGCGTGAATATCTCCGCCTGTGCGGTAGGTTTCCAGCATTTTCGGGTCACGGCAGTAAAACGCACCGACACGAAGTTCAATCTGTGAAAAATCGAGTGACATTAGCACATTACCCGGAGCGACAGCGATAAAGTTTCGGATACCGATGGGGTCGTTGGTTTTACGCGGGCAATTTTGCAAGTTTGGATTTCTTGCTGCAAATCTCCCTGTCTCAGTTCCAAGCGGCATGAGGTCAGGATGTATTCTGCCCGTTGCGAAATTAACATGAGCGAGATAGCCGTCAATGTAGGTGCTTTTAAGCTTGCCCCACTTGCGGTATTCCTGCACGAGTTCAAAGAGCCTTACAAGCTCCGGCTTATTTTTTGCACACCATTCCTTTAACATCTGCATGGTCGCATCGTCCGCCGCAGTCTGATTTTTCTCCGTTGTTTTCATCACAGGCAAGCCGAGTGTTCCAAAGAGATACTGCTTAAAAGCGGAAGTGGAAGCGTTAGCTCCGATATTTACGCCGCCCGTCATTTGGTTGATTTCTTTCTTAATCTCGGAGATTTTTGCATCGGCTTCTTTTTGGCGAGAGAGCATAAGTCCACGGTCAATCGGTACACCGTTGTACTTCATCATGCCGCAATAGACAGCGGTCGGCGATTCCAGCTCCTCGGTGATAGTGCGATGAGCAGGGAGATATTTACCAAACCAAGCGTTGAATTTATAATAAAACCGCAAGGTATAATCCGAATCGGCACAGGCGTAGCGGATGGTTTCCTGTTCTTGCGGATTCATTTCGTCAAAGTGTCTGCCGTTTGTAACGGTAGAAAATGATGGCATATCCGCACCAAAGAGCGAAGTCGCAAGGAACTTCAAGCCACTGTCATGCAAATTGCGAAACTCCCACTGAGATTTCAAAGTAAGCTGTGCGGCGGCGATGGTGTCGTAGCACGGAGCCTGTACCACAATGCCCTTTGCATACAGAAACATTGCTTCAAAGGCGAGGTTATGGGCGATTTTTACACGGCTTGTATTTTCAAAAACCGCCTCTTTCAAAAACGCCCAAAGCTCTTCTTGCTTTTCGGCATTGATGCCGACTTTATGGGTGAGCGGTACATAGAAGGCGATTCTTTCTTCCATAGAAAAGCTGATGCCTGTGATATGCGACTTATGTGCATCGAGTGCGGCTCTGTCTTCACTTCGGTATGCTTCATCGGGTGCAGTTTCAAAGTCAAAAGCCACAGGACGATTGTTATTTAAAAGTTCTTTGATTACGGATAAATCCGTTACAGAACGATAATTTTCCATTTTGGATTCCTTTCCGAAACACATAGAGCGGCGAGACGAGATTATCCCGCCGCAGTGTGCTTCTGATGTATTTGCTTATGTGGTTTACGCTAAGGGTTCCATAACCTCTCCCGTTTCCGGATTGACATTTACGGTTATCGTTTCCGATTCATTGTCATAGCCGACCGTCTGGCTGAGTGCCTTAACCTGTTCCGCCATAGCAGCGATAAGAGCGTACTCATCTTCGGTCAGCGGACGGTCAACAGAGAACTGAGCCTGACTGTATCCGATTCCCGCTGTACTTGACGCTTTCTTGAGCGTAAAGCGAGTAACCACAGCATTGGAGCTGCCGTAACGGGTAACCACTCTTGTGAGGTAGCGTGTAAATCCCTTAAGAGAACCGGTCGGCAAGGAGAGCATCATCGGGAAAACATCTCCCTCACGGAGAAGATACAGTCTGCGGCGATTCTTACAAGCTTTTGCACCGTTCTTGCCCGAACCGTACTGATTGAGCGGACAGCTACGGCACTGACCGCTGGGCGTACCCTCACCAACAAAACCGTCATAGCTGCCGCAGTCGGGAGGATTGGAACCGCCTGTGTACTCGTTTTTGTAGTAGGCATTCAGAGCGTGCTGGTACAGAATCACCGCAGAAAATTCCTTCACGGTTTCCGGTTCATCCGGGTTGTCTCCGGGAATCTCAAATACCGTGCCGCCGCCGGACGGAATCTTGATGCGGTCAAAGCTGACGGTAAGTCCTGCAAGCTCCTCGTTCAGTGTATCGCTAAGATTGCAGTTTTTCAGTGCAAGAAAACCTGCGTTGTTGGTTGTTGTGATTTCAGTGTTCTTAGCCATAATTTTTTACCTCTTTCTTTCAGATTTCTTTGTGGATTTGCGGACAGACACCTTGGTCTGCTCATAGACGTTTACCAAGCCGTTAAGCCAGTCGGGAAGTTCCTCACCGTTTTCGGTTATCTGCTCGTTTACGAAAGCAGAGAAGCTATTGGCGTTGACGGTTTCGTAAATCAAATCGCCGTAGCCTTCGGAGCGTAAAGCAGAGAAAAGCTCCTCTTTAAGTCCTGCTTTTGCAGAAGCACGGGTAGTGTTTTTGAGAGAAAACATCGTCCCCGCACGGGTAAAGTTCTGCGTTTCGGTTTCCGTCATCATTGCTACAAGCTCTTGCTCCACAGCGTTAAGCTCCGCTGTGATGTCTTTGACCTGCTGCTCGGTATCCTGCTTTTTGTCACGCAGTTCCTTGAGTTTTTCGGCAAGCTTGTACATTGTGTTTGTTTCGTCTTGCATCGTGAATCACCATACCTTTCTTTAAGATGTAAATGGATTGAGACCTTTTCGCCAATCATCCACAAGGGCTTTGGCAAGGTCAGTTTTATTGCGAAGGGAACGTATCACTTTCGTGTCAACCGTCCCTTTACAAACGAGATAGATGTACAGGCAGTCATTTTTCTGCGATACACGATGTATTCGAGCCTTTGCCTGTTCAAAATTTGACATCGAATAATCAAGGCTGTAAAAAACCATTGTTGATGCCGCGGTAAGCGTAAGCCCCAGTCCTGCGGCGGCTATCTGTCCCAAAAACACTCGGCAGGTATCATCATTTTGGAAACGATGCACCTGTTCCTCACGGTTTCTGATGCCGCCTCGGATGACTGCGTAGTCGATGCCTTTTTGCTCCAAGAGCCGTTGAATGTCGTTCATCTCCGGCACGAACCGAGCCATGATGACGAGTTTTTTATTCTCCTGCATGATGGAATCGATAATGTCGGAGAGTGCGTCATGCTTTGCCGTGCTGACGGCGTTTGTATCGCCCTCATCGTCCGTCAAATGCCCGCCCGTAATCTGGGATAAGCGAAGCAGTTTTGTGAGGACGTTTACAGCCGATACTTCGGAAGTTGCGAGTTCCGCAAACGACTCCTTTTCGATTTGTCGGTACAGCTTCATGGCTTTCGGCTCAAGTTCCACATTACGGACTTCCTCCACGATTTCGGGCAAGTCTAAACATTCTGCTTTTGTCACTCGAAACGCTATGGAATGCAGGCGGTTTAAGAAATCCTCGCTCATCCATTTTTTGAAAACGGGAGTGTGCCCGCCATAGCCAGTCATGTCAAAATACCGATTGCGGAAAGCGAAAAAGCTGCTGCCGAAGACGCTCTTGTTGAGAAAGCGGTATTGTGAAAACACGTCAATTTCTTTGTTGGTAATGACTGTGCCTGTGAGGAGCAACTTGTAGCTTGCCTGATCGCCAAAACGGTGCATCGCCTTGGATTGTGCCGTCCTGCTTTCTTTGATTTTGTGACCCTCGTCTGCAATGATAAGGTCAGCATCGAAGCAGAGAAGCTCGTCCTCAAGCCGCCAACACGATTCGTAATTGACAATTACGATTTGCAATCCATCACCTTTTTCTGCCGATTGCAGTGCGTCTCTTTTCTTTGCGGAAGAGCCTTTTAGGACTGTTACCGTGTACGGGAAATCGGCGAAGCGTTCCAGCTCTTCCTCCCACACGGAGAGAATTGAAAGCGGAGCAACTATCAGCACTCGGTTGATTTTGGCATCTAAGTACATAGCTCCCATGACGGCAACCCCGACAAGACTTTTCCCGCAACCCATCTGCATAAGCAAAGCTGCACCTGTGTGCGGTTTGCACAGCACTTGGCGTACAAACAGATAGGCTTGTTTTTGATGTTCAAAGAGCGTTGCTTTTATGGGCATTGTTTCCGGCGTTTGCATTGTTCTTATCCCTTCTTTCGTTTTTTGGAAACCATGAGTTCCACTTAATCCAAAAAAAATAGAGTTTCAAATGGCACATCAGGGAAAGCTTTCATCAATCCCGCAATACACTTTTTGCCGCCAATTCTCTGACCACGCAAAAGACGGCTTACTTCCATTCTGGAAACGCCCATTTTCATAGCAAGTTGACTTCCCGACCATTTGTGCCTCTCCATTTCGGATTTTATAAACTCGATATTTGGTCGCATTTGTACATCCCTCCTTGTGGTTCCTATGAGTTCCACAGATGCTTTAAAAATCACTCGCCTGGATTGCGAGTTAGCACCGGAACTCTTTAGTTCCATCATTATTATAGCACCTTTCAGTGACACTGTCCATAGTATTTTTCGATTTTTCAGAAAAAAGCGTTGCTTTTAGGTTACAGGTATGGTATAATGAATGTAGTCAATCAAATATGGAGGGATTGCAATGGCGGAACTTGGTTCCTATGTCAAAAAAATCAGGCTGGAAAAGGGCTTGTCTATCCGTAAAGTAGCGGAATCGGCAGATATCAGTCATACGGAAGTAAAACGAATAGAGGATGGCGTAAGAAAGCAGCCGTCCCCGCAGGTGTTGCGGTCATTGGCGGCTGCTTTGAATACTCCGTATGAGGATTTAATGGAAGCGGCAGGGTACATTGATGAAGCCCCGAATGCTGGTGGAGTAACTGCTGCGGGTATCTCCGGTACAGATGATTTAAGTCCGGAGGAACTTGCACAGGTTAATGAATACATTGAGTTTTTGAAGAGTAAAAGAAAATAAGAAATGAGTGCCGTTGCATTGGCGGCACTCATTTTTATTAAGTACGAACAGGAAGACGAACCATCTGAACCGCAGGAAATCTTCCTTGTGCTTCGGCAACAATCGAATCATAAAGATTGAGTTCTTGAGTTAAATCTTCAACGGTAATAGCAAGTGAATAAGCTATGTCTTGCTCATCGGTTACATCATATCTCGAATGCAGTTCAAGCCATATTTCCCAATCGCCACTTTGAAAGCTGGAGTATGGCGTTTCAAAGTGGAAACAAGTATCCCATTTTTTTCGTCCATCCGTTTCGGATGGATTAGACGATACCATTTTGCCGGTTCCGTTTATGGAATGTATGGAAGCATTAACATAAGCCTGCAAGTAATCTGTTCCTTTTTCGCTGTCAATAGGAGATTGTGTAACACAGGTAACGGTGACTTTTATTTTTGCTTTTCGTTTACTCATATCCATGTCATCACAAACCTTTGGCAAAAGAAATTTGACGTGCTGCTTATGCTTTTTATTCATTGTTCCGCTATGCAGAAAAGTGACCTTGTTTGCCGTTGAGTACATACTTTCTTCGATACGAGGTAGCCCCCTGCCATATAAATCACCATAAAAAGCCGCTTCGTCACGTCTAACCTTATTTTTTCCAGCGTCAATAGGTAAATCTGTACCGTGATATAGCAGAGTTTTAGCAAGAAAAATATCTCTGTTAGGAATAGCCATAGATATCTGAGCTAAATCACCTGCAATGACAGGAGCAGTAAAACTTGTTCCAGCTTCACAGGCAAGCCGATTTCCGGCTGCAAGCATAAGTGAGTAGTCATCTGCCGGTGATTTTCCTGTTTTCAGCATAGTTCCGCCATAAGCCACGATATCAGGCTTCCTCATTCCATGAAAACCGGGACCGATTCTGGAATAAGGAGCAACATCGTATCTTTTTGATAAGCTGCCAATATGGTCTTGCCCGACAACTGCACCTACGGTGATATTAAGCATAGAATCAGACGGAGACGCTATTCGTGCATCATCGTCACTCAAGATATCCTCAAGAGATGTCTGTGTTCGATACAGATCATGGTTTCCCGCAGAAATAATAAACTGCACACCATAGTTTAAGGCAAGCACGTCTAGCTCATAACCGAGGTTGCTGATTTTATCTCCTTCAATCGGTTTGTCATCGGCATACGAAAAATTAAATATTTTTGTTATATCTTTATAGCGCAGAACCGCTTCTTTTATTCGTTTAATCATCGTGGGGTTGGAAATAAATCCAGCTCGAGTGCTTTCCGGGTCCGGACCGCAGATATTGCAGTCTACAATTCTTGCTCTCGGAGTCATTATGCCAAGGTTGATTTGTGCCCCTGTATCAGCAAATGCCACTTTGCTTGCCACATTCGTGCCGTGTGTCTTTCCGCCGGGAGTTGCACTGAGTGGAGTCCAATGCTCTACAATCACCGGACTTAGCGTATCGGGAAAATCTATACCATCATCCAAAACGGCAACAATCGGAAGTTCCTCTATATCAACATCCGAATTTAACGTCAAGGGTCCTTGTGACGGAATACAATATGCCGGTGCAGTAGCGTAAAAGGCTGTAGGCGCAATATGGCTTACAAGCGGATCTTCCGATATGCTTTGCAAACTGTCAAGCGTAACACCGGCACGAAGAATGCGGGTATCATCTGAAAGCAAATATGGCTCAGAACGGATTTCTCCGCCTTGCGCCCTGATTCCTTCCATCAGTTTCTGCTCTATGCGAATCTGTCCGTTAATGCCTAATTCGTCCAGCAGATTCTCCTCACGAATTTCAACATCCAAAACTTCTGAGCCAACTTCCTGCAGGAATCGTTCTTTTATGGATGGAGACTGCTTATCAGTTGGATCGGGGAAACGGAAACCTTCTATGTCCCGAAAATTCTTATTTACACGTTCGCCTTTTCTGTATCGGTCAATACGGTCACGCAGCGTACCAAAACGAGAAGCCGAGGTCACGACAGTAGCTCTTCGCTCATTGTGTACGTTTTTAATGGTCATGCCTTCTGCTTCAATAAAATCACGAAGAGTTTTATTGGAGAATTTTTCGCCTTCAGGAAGAATAACCTCAAACACACGAATGTCTTCATCGCGCAGTGAACCTGCGCTTTGCACCTTCGTATAAGCGGTCACAATTTCTTGCAGACCACTTGAAAGTACACTGCCATGTGCTACGTGGTCTACATCTTCTTTTTTAGGTCCCCGTGGAGGAGGAGGCTCGATATAGTCTACCTCTGTCTCGGGAATTAAAAGGTGCGGTCTGAAATCATCCATCTGTTACATCATCCTCTTTGTTAATTTTATTGATCTGATACGATAGCGTGTTGTGCGGCATTTTTAGTATCTTTGCAAGGGTTCTGACACTGGCTCCCTTTTTATTCAAGTCTGCGGCAACTTCAACAATGCCCGTACCGTTCGCATTGTTGGTGAGCTGCTGTATGAGAAGCTCTATAAAATCGTCCATCGTGACAGTTTTGTCTGTGGTGACGTATCGTTTCGCTACCGAGATTACAAGCTCCTTTATCTGTGCTGTACTGCGGTCTACAGTCAGAGCAGTCAGCTTCTTGATGTCCAAATTATGCTCTACTCGGTATTCCGCCAGCCAGCGACCTATGAGTTCTGCTCTTTGCTCATCATCCGGATAGCCGAAGTTGATTACATAATTGAATCGTCTCCAGATTGCCGGGTCGAGTAAATGCTCGTGATTTGTGGCAGCTATCAGGAATACATTGTCGGGCATATTGTCAAAATTCTGGAGCAGTGCAGTGACCACACGTTTTAGTTCGCCCATCTCGTTTCCGTCATCGCGTTTCTTTGCGATGGCATCAAACTCATCCAAAAATAGGACAATAGGCATAGTTCCTACGCTTGTAAATACTTTTCTTAAGTTTACACTTGTTTGTCCCAAGTAGGAGGACACCAACCCGTCTAGCCTCACATATGCCATCGGCAATCCAAGCTCGTGGGAGATAGCGTTTGCTGTCATGGTTTTACCGCAGCCGGGAGGTCCGCAGAGCAGGAGACGGTTGGCGGCAGGCAGATTGTGTTCTGCCAGCTTAGCGTTTTCATTGTGTTCCTGCAAAATCTGTAAGAGCAGCTTTCTCTGATTTGCAGGAAGTACAACATCGTCAAGAGAAACTGTCGGGTGGATAATATCATATAGTTCCAAGAGACTATCTTTATCACGAGGAGCAAAGATGCCTCCTGTGGACTGTGCTGCAAAGCCTCCTTCGGGAACGGACATAACATCCGGCTTTTTTATGAGAGTAGTTTTTTTGCCTTTATATGCTGAGAGAATTAGACTTGACACACGGACATTTCCCTTTCTGTCTTCGTCTTTTGCTAGTTCGTCTACAGCAGCTTTAAAGTTAGCTTCATCGCCGGAGCAATGGGCAGTGATGATATTTGCAATTAGTTCAGCTTTCATTGTGCTTAGCAGCTCCTTCTATAGCTTAAAAATGCTTGTAACCTATAGTATACACCTTTAAGTTCCATTTGTCAAGAGAAACGCCGATATTTTTGAACACGTTTGAACACCTACTTTTATGCCAATATGGTAAAAACAAGAAAACAGCAAAAACAAAATTCGAGTTCTCGCAGTCATTCCTTGACTTTTGAAAGAAGATGTGCTACAATCATATAATAAGTCGGCGCATACATTGGAACAAGAAAGGTAGACAATATGATTTTCAGCTACAAGAAACTTTGGAAACTTTTAATTGATAAAGACATGACAAAGCAGGATTTATGCGAGGTCGCACACTTGAGTTCGTCTACTGTTGCTAAGCTGACAAAAGGCGAAAATGTGAGTACGGCGGTACTCTTGAAGATATGTGAGGCTCTGCAATGTGATATTTCTGAGATTGCGGAGACAGTCGAAGCTACGAATAAGAAGTAGGAGCAAGTGATGCCATGTTTGATTTTGGAAATGCGAATGCCGCACAGCGAGAGGCAATCTCCGCCGCTGACGGTCCCGTCTTGATAACAGCCGGACCGGGTACGGGAAAGACCTATACCTTGGTTCAACGTGCTATTTTCCTTATTCAGGAGAAGAGCATACAGCCGGAACAGATTTTTATTGCCACTTTCACTGAAAAGGCTGCAAAGGAGCTTATTACCCGCATCACAAATGAACTTGCTGTCCGAAATATCTCGGCGAATGTAAATGAGATGTATGTCGGCACGTTCCATTCCCTTTGCCTGCGTATAATAAAGGAAAATTTGGAGCATACACGCCTCAAGAGAAATTATCGCTTGCTCGATACGTTTGATCAGAAGTACCTCGTTTTTCGGAATATGCACAGGTTCAAGAATATCGAGGGAATCGAGGAGGCACTCTCCAAGGGCGGTTCGTGGAAATGGTCGGAGGAAATCTGCAACTATGTGAATAATCTCTCTGAGGAATTAGTAGATGCGGATGCTTTGGCGGCAGACCCGGACATTGCTGTCCGTGTGCTTGCGGATATGCTCGTGACATACCAAACGCTCCTCACAGAGGAGAACCTCATTGATTTCTCTGCAATCCAAACGGAGTGCTACAGACTTCTAACGGAAAAGCCGGATATTCTTGAGGCTCTGCGAGAAAAAATTGGCTATATCATGATAGACGAGTATCAGGACACGAACTTTATCCAAGAGCAGATAGTGTTCCTGCTTGCGGGAAACAAGAAAAACATCTGCGTGGTTGGCGATGACGATCAGGGCTTATACCGTTTCCGCGGAGCGACTATCCGTAACATCTTGGAGTTTCCGTCAAAATTCGCTGACGGCGAGTGCAAGGTTATCCCTCTGGTGGTGAACTACCGTTCCGACAGCGATATTGTTGACTTTTATAACAAGTGGATGGCTACGACTTACGGAGCGAAGTTTAAGTTTGCGTGGGACAAGTACCGCTATTCCAAGAGGATAGAGCCGCATGAGAAATCAACCATCAAGAGTCCGTGCGTGGTGAAACTGTCGAGTAAGGATGATGAGGACGAATGGCACGAGCGTATTCTCGGCTTTATAAATTGCTTGAAAGATTCGGGAAAGCTCAAGGACTACAATCAGATGGCGTTCCTGTTCAGTTCCGTTAAGCACCAAAGGGTGACGGAATTAGCAAACTTCCTCGAAAAGAACGGCATCAATGTATATTCGCCTCGCTCTGATATGTTTTTTAAGCGTGATGAGATAAAACTGACGCTCGGCTGTCTTATGCTGATGTTTCCGAGATATGTGCAAGGCTTGGAGAACGGCGAGTACACATTCTTACAGCCTGAGCATTGCTTCTATTACCGCGACTGCATTGTGGCGGCGAACGAGTATGCAACGAAACCCGAAAATAAAGAACTGAAACGCTTTATCAAGCAGCACGGCAGGGAACACGCAGGCTTGACGGGAACGACCGACTACGCTTACTCAGGCTTGCTGTATCAGCTTTTTATGTTTGAACCGTTCCGCTCTATTCTCGATACGGATTTGAGCGTAGGCGTGGTGGATATTCGCCCGACGAGAAATCTCGCACTTCTGACGCAGGTTATCGGGAAGTACGAGTATCTGCACAGAATCGATGTCTTTAACGGCAAGTACATAAACATCAACACCGAGCGGCTCTTTAACCTCTATCTCCGTTTACTGTATGACGGCGGCATTTCGGAGTACGAGGATGATGCGGAGTATGCTCCGAGCGGCTGTGTTTCGTTTTTGACGATTCACCAGTCCAAGGGTATGGAATTTCCGATTGTTTTCGTTGATTCTCTCAGCGGAACGCCAAGGAAGAGCTACAAGGATTTAATGAATGACGTGGAGGAGAAGTATTTCCACCGTCCTGCATTCGAGCCTGCTGACCAGACAAAGTTTTTTGACTTTTGGCGGCTCTACTATACGGCGTTCTCTCGTGCACAGGATTTGCTTGTGCTGACATGCGATGAGAACGCACGAACTCCGAGTAAATATTTCACCGATACCTACGAAGAACTTGTGAGCGTGGACAATCCGGCGTTTGATTTGTCAGAATTCAACTTCAAGACCGTCAAGAAGGTAAATATCAAGGATACGTTCTCGTTTATCTCTCATATCACGGTTTACGAAACCTGCGCCTTGCAGTATAAGTTTTATAAGGAACTGGAGTTCATGCCCGTGCGTGAGAACGCTATGATGTTCGGTACGCTTGTGCATGAAACGATTGAAGATATACACCGTGCGGCTATCCGCAAGGAGGAGCATTTAATCAACGAGGCGAAAATCAAGCAGTGGTTTGAAAGCAACTATGTGTCCTTGATTAAGTCCGAGCATACCTACCTTGCCGAACCGCAGAAGCTGGCGGCATTGAAACAGGTTTTGAGGTACGCCGAGCGACAAAATGGAAAATGGGATACCATCAGGCAGGCGGAGGTTGATGTCAGCCTTGTACAGCCGGATTACATCATTGAGGGTAAAATTGACCTTGTGCGCGGTGTTGACGGTACGGTTGAACTGGTAGACTTCAAATCGGAACGCAAGCCGGATATGGTAAAGATGCGCGACCGCTTGGAGCATTATCGCAGACAGCTTCATATCTACGCTTATTTGATTGAGCAGAGAACCGGGCAGAAGGTCAGCAAGATGAACCTTTACTATACGGGAGAGGAGAACGGCAATCCCGTTATTTCGTTTCCGTATACCAAGAGTGCCATTGAGGGCACTGTGGCGGCGTTTGATGATACGGTGCATAAGATTTTAAAGCACGAATACAAGCACTGCTCTGATAATCCGCAGACGTGCAGGAACTGCGATTTCAGGTATTACTGCCAAGGAAAATGACGAAAGAGAGGGTTTATGGCTGAACATAGAATAAAACGGGATGGGATTATATACACCATACCGAATGATGAGCTATTTGAAAAGCTAAAAAGCGGTGATGCAACCATTGATAAGCAAGGACACCTCGTTGATAAAAAGACGGGAAATATTATCAAATGGCTTGACTTTAGAGCTGATGAGGATACAGCACACGAAAAGTGCCCACTTCCACAGCCACCCATAAAAAGCGAACCTACAGTGTCTGACGGGTTAAAACAAATAGCGGTCAATGCCTTTTTAGATGTCAGTGAAGAATTAATCGACCGGGCTGTTGATAAATTCTTTTATGAGGTTCTGCCCGGTGTATGGAAGGAACATATAGTGCCATTCTGCCACGATGTAAAAGATGCTTTAACAGCAAAGGAATTGAAAGTAGACTCTGTCAAGCCAAAAACAAAAGCCGCGGAGCTGCTTGCAAAACAACAGGCTCAACCGAAGGTGCCGATGACTGCGGAGGAGATAGATGCTGAGAAGCGAAAAGCCGTGTATCATTGGCTCGGCATGATAGAGAGCTTAACCAAGCTCCAAAATGCAGGAGAAATTGAAGATTTGAGCGATACGTTGACACAGCTTACAAGCCCTGCGACACTACAAAAAGTAAATGCCTACCTTGGTGAAAATCAGAATCTACTTGAGGTGGACAAATATCTCACATTACAAGGTCTGCTTGGCAGAGATTTGTACAAAGAGAAAGAATATGTGCCGATTGAAGCGGCAGAGATAAAACAAATAGCAATGACATATGAACAACGATTCAATGATAAAAACATGGAGGACTAAACTAAATGGAAAACGAACAGCTTACTTTTGAGTTTCAAGAACGCCCGACTATCAAGGGCTTTCCCGAACTGAGATGGACGGGCAAACGTCCCTATCGTTCTACGCAGTATTATCCTGCACAGCTTCGCGAACAGTACGGCAGGAGCGTAAACGGCTGGATTAACAAGATTTTTTGGGGAGATAATCTGCAGGTCATGAGTCACTTACTTAAGGAGTATCGTGGAAAAATCCAGTTGATTTATATTGATCCGCCTTTTGACAGTAAGGCCGATTATAAAAAGAAGATTGAAGTCAAAGGTATGGGAAAAGTTGAAACGGACTCATCTTCTTTTGAGGAAAAGCAGTATGGGGATATTTGGACAAATGATGAGTATCTTCAATTCATGTATGAACGTTTAACTTTAATGAGAGAACTTCTTACAGAAGGCGGGTGTATTTATGTACATTGTGATTGGCACAAAAGTCATCACATTCGAATGCTTTTAGATGAAGTATTTGGAGCTGGAAATTTTGTTAATGAAATTATCTGGCATTATGCTGATTATATGCAAGGAAATGCCACAACCTCTTTTCCTAAAAAGCATGATAATATTTTTTTCTATTCAAAGACGCCTAAGTATTATTATGAGCGTGTAAAAGTGCCTCTTGATAAACCAGTTAAGCGTAATAGAGTGGTTTGGAATGGAAAAACTAAAACACTTGAAGTTGCAAGAGATGAATTTGGAAAAATCATCTATGACGAATTCACCGATAGATATTTAGATGCAGTGTGGGAAGAAGATGTGTTAAATATAGGGCAAACATCCGTAACACGAAAAACAAGTTCAGAGTGCTTGGGTTATCCCACGCAAAAGCCGAAGCGAATATTAGAATTGATTATAGAGTCTTCATCAAGACCTGGTGACCTTGTTTTCGACTGTTTTATGGGCAGCGGTACTACACAGGCTGTAGCTATGAAGCTTGGACGCCGCTTTATCGGTGCGGACATCAACCTCGGTGCGATTCAGACTACCACCAAGCGTCTGATTTCCGTAGCTAAGGAACTGAATGGACAACAGAAAGCCGCACCGCAGCTTACGCTTTTCCAAGGCGGCAAACAGGCTGATGATGAGGACGAGGGCTATCTTGCGGCGGCGAGTGCGGGCGGCAATGATGAGTTAAGTGCCGAGGAGAAAGCACAGGTAGCGGAGTACTTCAAATCTAAGGGCATTGATGCGAACTTGCCGCAGGAAGATGTGAAGTACACGGGTTTTGAGGTCTATAACGTCAACAACTACGACTTTTTCCGCAATCCCGTGGAGGCTCGTGACTTGATTATTCAGGCTCTCGAAATACAGCCGTTCCCGCAGTCGAGCGTATGGGACGGCGAACTTGACGGCAGAATGGTGAAAATCATGCCCGTCAACCGCATAGCCACCAAAGCAGACTTGGAGGAACTGAAAGCAAATCTTCCGTATAAGACCTACGAGAAACGCCGTGAGGAAAATCCGAAAGCGCCCGTGGAACTTATCACCATTGTCTGCATGGGACATGAGCCGGACTTAAAGGCATCCTTGGAGCAGGAGCTTTCCGACTATAAGCTTGATATTAACATCGTGGATATTCTCCGCGATAAGTCCGACCTCGAACTCAAGCGTGAAGCTGAAGCGGAAATTGTCCGTGAGGGTGGCAAGTTGATAATACGTCAGTTCTATCCCATGAACCTCATGCAGAAGCTCTCGCTCCAAAAAGAGTACGTTGAGGATTGGCGTCAGCTTGTGGAATCGGTCATGATTGATTGGAACTATGACGGCGTGGTTATGCAGCCGACCGTTATGGACGTTCCCGATAAGAAAGAGATGGTAACGGGCGTTTATGATATTCCCGATGATGCAGGAACGATTAAGGTAAAAATTACCGATCTGCTCTCCGAATCCATCGAAGTGGAGGTGTAAGAGCCTATGGCAGCGAAACAAAAACAGACATTTGTAGAGGACTATGCGTTTAACGAGCAGCTATGGTGGTACTACGTAAACAACCGCGGTAAAATTCGCTCTCGTTATAACGACCTCACAAAGAAGTTTCTTGCCTATAACGACAAGAACGAGAATAAAGATGCGTTTCTTCGCCAACCGCAGTTTGAAGCCTTGGAAATGTATGTCTTTATCAAGGAATTTATGGGCAATGCTCATATGTATGAGATGTTCGATGCTTGGCGCAAGCGTGAGGGTAAATTCTCCGACCGCTCTTACTATACTATCCACAAGGGCGGTCAGGGCATGCTGATTGACTTGGGCGATGAGCAAAACGAAATCATCTTCAAGCAAATGAAAAAGTACCGAGAAAAGTACCCGAACTATATCTATGCCCTCACGATGGGACTTGGAAAAACTATCCTCATGGCTACTTGTATCTTTTATGAGTTCCTTTTAGCTAAGAAGTATCCGAAAGACAAGAGATTTTGCCATAATGCACTTGTGTTTGCACCGGATAAGACGGTTCTTGAATCCCTGCGTGAGATTATGACCTTTGATAAAACGAAGGTTGTGCCGCCGGAGTATGCCCATGTGCTTGATTCTAACATCAAGTTTCATTTTCTTGAGGAGAACGGCATCACGCTCCATACGATTGACGATTCCGATTTTAACATCGTAATCTCAAACAATCAGAAAATTATCGTCAAGAAAAAGCGTAAGACGGATAAACCGACAGATGTACTTTTTGGCAGCGGTTCTCTGCTCTCAGATATTTACGGAGACAGTGAGGCTGGCGAAGATGATGCGTGGGACGATGCTTCGCTGATGGATAATCAGCGTTTCAAAAAGCTCTGCCGTCTGCCGCAGCTCGGTGTGTATGTAGACGAGGCACATCACCTTTTCGGTGCAAACCTCGAAAAAGAACTGCGTTCCGGAAAAGGCAACAAAACCACGCTCCGTAATACCATAAATATGCTTGCTGAAGCTACATCTATCGTGGCTTGCTATAACTACACAGGTACACCATATGTCAATAAGCAAATTCTGCCAGAGGTAGTTTATGCTTACGGCTTAAGTGACTCTATTGCATATGGGTTCTTGAAAGATGCCGACTTAAAGGGCTACGATAACGTAAAGAACGAGGAATTTCTCCGTGATTCTATTAAAACATTCTGGGAGCGTTACGGCGGAAAAACCTATGAAGGACTTTCGCCAAAGCTTGCGATATTCGCCGCTACCGTGGCAGAAGCAACGGATGTTGTACGTCCTGTTGTAGAGCAGGCTTTGAGCGAACTTGGTATTCCGCTTTCTACGATTTTGGTGAATACGGGTGATTCTACAGTCACCAAGGATGAGGATATCCGAAACTTCAATAACCTCGATGTTATCGGTACGGAGGGCAGTAAAAAGCAGTTTATTATCTTGGTTGAAAAAGGTCGTGAGGGTTGGAACTGCCGTTCCTTGCTTGGAATAGCTCTGTTCCGCAGCCCAAAGTCAAAAATTTTTGTGCTTCAGGCTACAATGCGCTGCCTGCGTATGCTGACAGATGAACAGTTAAAGGCTTCTGTATTTCTCTCCAAGGAAAATTACGATACCTTGGACGATGAGCTTCGCAAGAACTACAATATGGAGATTTCCGATTTCGGAAAGACATCTACAAAGAAAAAACAGAACTATAAGGTTCGTGTGCTGCCTCCCTTGAGAACCGTTTGTATGAAACGTATATGGCACGAGTACGAGTTGATAAAAAAGCAATATGAGTCTCCTATAAATTTTGGGCTGAACGAGCTTGACGAAACACAGTATGAATCTAAGGTCTACGAAAAAGACAGCCTGCGTATTAATCACAGCACCAAGGAATCAAATATAGACGATATTAAGCAGCAGATGAGATACAGCGAGTTTTCCCTCACAGGTGAAATCGCACGTTATCTGAATAACGAGAATGTATCCTGCTTGATGGTTTCGAGGATTCTGCGTGAGTCAATGGACGGTGCAGAGAACATTGTTGCAGCAGTAAACCGCCACAATGAAATCTTGGATGATGTTATCATTCCTACGATTTTCAATGCTCTGTATAAAGTAAAGGGAACACAAAAGAGTGAGGACATAGATGTTGTTTTGCTACATGAACCAAAAGATGCGGGTTACTATGAGTTTTCCGCTTCACCTGAACTGGTTATTACTAAAGGCGAGAAGGGCTTAACTCCTGCCGAGGTTGCTAAGAGCTTTCATGCAGATACATACTGTTTTGATTCTAAACCAGAGCGAGAGTGTTTCTTGCAGTATATCTCAAGTAACAAAGTCAAAGAAATCTACTTCACAGGAATGTTTACCTCGAATCAGGGTGATTTTTTTGTGCAGTACTACGACCCAGAATCAAAGCGTGTACGGCAGTATTATCCGGATTTCCTTGCACTGATGGAAGATGGTACTTATCAGCTGATTGAGGTCAAGGGTGATAATATGATAGACGATGCCGTGGTTCGTGCTAAAAAAGCCGCAGCCGAGGAAATGTCTGTGGCAAGCGGTATGCGTTACCTAATGTATGCAGGAAGTTTGTTGATGAAAACGAATGTACTTGAAGGCTCGGATTTCTATCAGCATAGCTATACTGACGACATATCGTTGCAGAATCCGGATTGAAAATAGATGCCAGCAAACAGACATCATAATTTTGTTTGCTGGCATTTTGATTTAGGGAAAGGGACAAACGATGAGACTGATATCATGGAACGTAAACGGCATCCGTGCAGCATGGGAGCATGGGCTGTCAGCTTTTTTTGGATAAATATGAAGCAGATATCTATGGTGGAACCGGAAGGTTACTATGCATACTGGCCTTTCTGTACCAAACGAAAAGGCTACTCCGGTACACTTTGCCTGACGAAATGCAAGCCAATAAATGTACGTTATGGGTAGAATACCCATTGGCGGTCTTTGCTTTTTGACGGTCAAAACACGTTTTACCCCATCACAGGATTTATTCCCCACTGTGGTGGGATTTTTTATTGCCATAACACGCTATTCCTTCTCTACTCCCAGCAGATAATCCACGCTGGTATCAAAGAATTTTGCGAGATAAACCAGCTTCTCCAGTGGGATTTCCGTTTTATGCGACTCATAGCGTGAGTAGGTTTGCTGGGAAACGTGCAGGATTTTCGCCATTTCGGCTTGAGAGAGTTTGCGTTCTTCCCGCAATTCTCGGAAACGTAGGTGCATAAGGCTTACCTCCTTAGGTAGATCTGTCACATCCGCACAAGACATGAGCAGCGTATTTGGTCGGTTTACACGTTGACTTTTACTCGAAAAGTGAGTAATATAGGATACTGACATGAGGCGGCTCTCTTTCGTCAAATCCGTCCATTGACACACCGGATTTTCAGGCGAAAAGGAGTCGATTCTGCTATCATTATAGCAGAATTACAGAAAAAATAAAGTGCATTTCATTAACATTTCGTGGATTTCGGCAGGAAAACCAAGCGTTTTTTACGAATCCGCAGTCTGAAAAATGGTCAGGAGGAGCTTAAAAATGCCAAGAAGAGGAAGTAACATCTATAAGCGAAAGGACGGTCGGTTTGAAGGGCGTGTTGCAATTGGACACAAGGAAAATGGTGCGTTGCGGTACAAGTATGTATATGCTCACACGCTTTCGGAACTGAAGAATAAAATGCTCCGATTTCAAATTACGGTGCAGAAGCAACCGATTTCTTCTATTAAATTGACCGTAAAAGATGCAGCCATGCAGTGGCTTTCTTCGGCGAAACTACGTGTGAAACCGTCCAGTTATGCCAACTATGAAAATATCATTCGCAGCCATATTCTTCCTGTTTTAGGTGCTGAGTTTTTGGTGGATATTACATCGCAGCAGTTGAATGACTTCATCTACAGCAAAATGCAGAGCGGATCATTACACGGTGGAAAAAGACTTTCTGCACGCTATGTTCGGGATATGATGCGTGTGTTCCATAGCATCGAACGCTATGCGGAACAGGAATACGGAATTCGAGAAACGCATTTCACCATGCCGAAAATCGAAAAAAAGCAACTGGACGTGTTGAATGCAGAGGAACGAAAGAAGTTGGAACAGTATCTTTTAGCGAATAAAAGCATCAGCAATTTGGCGATTTTGCTTTGCTTATTTACCGGTTTGCGAGTTGGTGAATTGTGCGGTTTGACTTGGGGTGATATTGATTTTCAGAGCGGAACGCTTTCCGTCAATCGAACCGTACAGCGAATCAACCGACATGGCAATTCTGAAGTCATCATCGGTTCTCCCAAAAGCAAGACCTCGATACGAGTTGTTCCGATTCCGGAATTCCTGTTGGAGCTTTTAAGAGAACGAAAAGGCGATGATACTCGATATTTGATTTCCGGAAAAACAAAGCCGGTTGAACCACGAGTAATGCAATATCGATTTCAGAGGATTCTCAAGACTTGCAGAATCCGAAAAGTGTCATTTCATCTGCTCCGGCACACTTATGCTACGGATTGCATTGCACATGGATTTGATGCAAAAACGTTGAGTGAACTACTGGGTCATGCGGATGCAAGCATTACCTTGAATCGTTATGTGCATTCATCCATGCAGATGAAGCAGGAATATGTAAAGCGATTGATGCTAAGCGTTTGAGCAGTCAAAATATCGTATGGAAAAGCAATAAATATGGATTTTTCAAGGCGATTTATGAGAAATTTATCAATGGACGGATTTGACGAAACGAAAATCATCTCTTTTTCTTATTATACCACATTTGAAATGCTTTATTCTACTTGCTTTTTGAAGAAGGGTGTGGTATGATAAAAAGAAAAAGGGGCAAATGAAATGCTTAGGATTGCTGTAATTGATGACGATAAAACACTGTTATGTGATATGCACAAGCTATTTGATCGATTTATCATTGCTTATGATTTTGATTTTACCGTAGAATATTTTTCATCTTGTGAAGATATCTATGCAAAATTCAAAGCAGGAGAAAAATATGATTTACTTTTCCTTGACATTGAGTTTCCGGAAATGAAAGGTACAGAATTTGGGCTGCAGCTGCGGAGACAAATGAAAAATTATGATACGCAAATTGTTTTTATTTCTACGATTCGGGATTATGCCATGGAATTATTCAAGATTCGACCGATTGCTTTCTTGATCAAGCCAATTACTTATGAGGACTTATGCAAATGTTTGCAGGATTATATGTTGGATTACAGTAATTCGGATAGTTTTTTGGAATATATATCGGAAAATACAAAGCATAAAATCAAATTGAAAGAAGTTTTGTATTTGGAATCTAACGGGAAAAAAGTGATTTTTCACACAAAAACAGAAGAGTTTGCCGTGAATGGGAAAATCAGCAGTATCATTGAGGAAAACGGTAGTAAATTCCTTTGCATATCAAGAGGCGTTTATGTAAACATAAAACACATCATTAAGGCAACATCAAAGGAAGTAACATTGGAAGACGGCACATCACTTTTTATCAGCCGAGGGCAGCAAAGCATTGTAAGAGATCGATTGTCTGAATTATAAAATTGGGAGGTATATATGGAAACTTCTTTATACTTAGTGTCAAATGTAATTCGCATTTATGCTATTAGTATTTTTTTAGATTCGTTCTTCGGTAATTTGAAATGCAAAAGGATAATAAAAATAATTGCATATATATCCTATTATTTTATCGGAAGTCTGGTTTGGATTATATCACAAAATACGAATATCAATCTTGTTATCAATACAGCAGCAATCATCTTAATTTCTATTCTATACCGTGCAACTTGGAAGAAAAGAGTTTTTTCTGCAATATGGGTTTGTGCGGTTGGAATGTTTATAGATTGGATTGCGTTTTCTATTTTAGGTAATTCTCAATTTGTGCAGAGTGGCTTTTTACAATATGTTCTTCTGTTAGATCTCGCTTTCTTATTTCGTCATTTATATCATCGTCATATAGAGTATTCTTCAAAGTCTCCATATTTTTTGCTGATTCTTTTAGTTTCTCTTGGAACAATTGCAGTAGGAATTCTGACAGTAAATGATAGTTCCAAGCATGACATCATCGTTGCAATTATCCTGCTTCTTATTAATCTTATCAATTTTTACACGTATCATCTGGAACAAGACCGACTGAAAAACAAACACATGGTGGAATTGATTCAGGCATCAAATGATGCTTATCAAAATCAGCTTAAAATCATGGAGACTTCCCAAAGAGAAATGCGGTATTTGCGGCACGATATGCAAAAGCACTTGAACACCATGCGTAGGATGCTGCAAGAGAAGGAGTATGCGGAGGTGCAGGAGTATCTCACGACAATCGAGAACGCAATTATTGTGAAGGAAGAATACTCGAAAACAGGCAATCGTGATGTGGATAGCCTGATTAATTATGAGTTGGCTTTAGCGTCTGATTTAGGTACAGCAATTATGTGCAGAATTGACTTACCGGCAGAATTGAATATTTCATCCTTTGATATGACCGTGATACTTGGAAACTTGTTGGATAATGCGATAGAAGCTTTGCGTCAGTCAGAAAACAAACGGCTTCTGCTCTCCATGAAATTGACTCGTGGAATTGTACGAATTGATATTGAAAACAGCTACAACCCAAAACAGAAAAAGAAAGCGGATCAAAAACAACATGGAATTGGTCTCCTAAGTGTTTCACATACGCTTGAAAAATACCATGGTGATCTGAAGCACTATGTAGAAGATAACAACAAATATCATACAACAGTGACCATGTTCAATGGAACAGAATGAAGAAATCGGACGTTCTAAAGCGTCCGATTTTTGCATTTCATACCCAAAAGTCATACAGTTCATGCCATAAGTCGGTTTTAAAAGTCCTATTTGTGCTATCATAAATTAGCGAAGAAAGAAGGTGCATGGGATGTTTGAAGAAGCATCAAATCGGATTACAGTATGGCTGTCCAAAACCAAAATCATAAGTTCAGACCAAGAAGTTGTATGCAAATGGGGAATGACACACATATTGGATACCCTTTTCAACATTGCAACTTTTACTGCAATCGGATTGCTTTTTCGAATGTTTCCGGAAACAGCTGTATTTACAGTCGCATATATTCCGTTGCGGTCATTCGCAGGTGGCTATCATGCAAAAACACCATTTCGATGCTGGGTTATTTCCAATTTTCTTTTAATCGCGGCATTGCTAATAGTTCGGTATGTTTCTCATTTTACTGCCTTCTTTTTATTGCTGACAGCTTTGAGTTTGCTCTGTCTCGTTGTTTTGATGCCTGTATCTGATATCCATAAAAAGTTATCGGAAAAGGACAGAAAAAAGTATCGAAGAAAAGGACTCATGATATTGATGGTAGAATTATGTGCATCTGCTATGCTCTATTATTTTGCCTTAATAAATTTCTCTTACAGCATTTTTAGTGCATGGATACTGTTGTCCATCATGCTCATTGGCGGAATGATTAAGAATGGCGTACAAGCGAAAAAATGAGAAAAAGTGCATTTCATACCCAAAAATCATACAGTTCGTGCCATAAGTCAGTTTTTTTCTTGACTTTGTGTTACAATGTAGGCAGACCAAATGAAGGCCTAAATATCAAATTGGAAAGGTGGTGCATTCACATGAAAAAGAAGATTTGCTCTTTCATTACACGTTTTGGCGGTACAATGGCAGCATTGGCACTTGTTGTTGCTACCATGACAGCAAATTCAACTTGTGCATGGTTGGCTTATCAGCCGGAAGAGCCGGAAGAAGTGAAGATGCTGAAAAAGGATTGATGAGGCACTGTATTTTTAGATATGCCGATAAATTAATCCACTTTTATATTGATTCTAAAAGAAATAATTTTTCAAGATGATAACCACTGTACAGGACAACAAAAGCTTTTGGATTTCTATCTTACTAAAATTTTTCTTTGAAGAATAAATTCGAATATCTGTTGCTGATTTCAATAAGAATTCGCCTGACTGAATGAAAGGAGGTGAAATCAAAATGACCAAACTTAAAAAAGTGGTAGCCGGCATTCTTGCGGCGGCAGCTATGGCAACGAGCGTTGTTGGTATGAGTGCAAGTGCATATAGTCCTACTGTTTCCAGAACTGTTGGTAGCGTTACAGGAACACTTTATTCTGATACAACGTATGGATACGGTACAACAGCTTGCAGTAATCAAACGTGTTATGTCAAAGTAAAACACGGTGGAACAACCTCAGGTTGGGCAAACTCATATGGCTATGCAAGTTGCAAAAACTCTGCCACTAATGGAACAACGAATGCACAATCATGGCACAGAACAGCGTCAACATCATCATTCAGTCTTTATTTCTAAAAAGCCTGTTTATTGACTTAATCCATTTTTAATCAAATGAGGGGATTGTATTTCACTTGATGTACACTCCCCTTTTTGAGTATAATAGACATTTTGTTTAAGAAAATCGTAACTATTCAGAACCCCGCCATAGCCGTGACTGAATTTCGTATACATGCATAATAGAAATTTACCTTTCAGACCGATAGAAACCGTTCAAGTGAAGTGAAAACAAAATCTCGATCTATTATTGGCTGTAAGCCCCTAAAAATCAGCACTTGAAAATCTGCGTTGATCGCAATTCGTCAATATGCCGACACCGATTATTCTGTGCATTTGCGATATGTCTTTAATCGTGATATAATGTAGATAGACATTATCATGGAGGTGAGCATATGCCGGATTATAAGGATCAGATTATTGAGAATCTTCAAAAAGAGGTAGAGGAATTAAAGCGCATTGTCGAGATGCAGAACGATATTATCCGTGACCTGAGAGAACAACTCCGCAAGAATTCCAGCAACAGCTAAAAACCTCCGTCATCTGATGGGCTTAAGAAAAAGCCTGTCAACAAGAATAGAAGTTTGCGTGAGAAAAGCGGGAAGAAACAAGGCGGTCAGAAAGGTCATTCTGGCACACATCTTGCTGTGCTTTCAGAGCCTGACCATGTCATTAATCATCTGCACGCTGACTGCCAGCACTGCCCGAAGCGTGAGATTTGCATGATGAATTCTGAGGTGAAAGAAATTCGCCACGAAATTGATATGATTGCTCAGGTTGATGTGACCGAACATGAGCTTATTACAATACCCGTATGCCCGATTTGCGGTGAAGCAAAAACGGGTTCTTTCCCTGCGGAAATTAAGGCGGTCGTTCAGTACGGACAAAACCTTGAAGCACTCGCTGTTGCTTTGAACACCATTGGCGCAGTCAGCTTTAATCGTACTCACGATATATTAAGCGGCGTGTTTAACGTTCCGATTTCTGTCGGGACGATAAAGAACATGGTTTCTCGTTGTGCTGCTAAAGTCGAGGAGGCTAATACTGTCTCGGCTGAGAAGCTGAAATCAGCACACCACAAGCACGGTGACGAAACTGGTTGCCGCGCTGACGGCAAAACGCGATGGACGCATTGTCTTTCAAACGAACTCTACACAGTTCTGTTTCTTCACGACAAAAGAGGGCATATTGCTATGGAGGAAATGGGTATCATTCAGTATAGCGGCGGCACTCTTGTCCATGATTGCTGGGCTCCTTATTGGTGCTTTACGAATGTTAAGCACCAGCTTTGCGGTGCCCATTTGCTCCGAGAGCTGAAGGGAATAGTGGAGAATCATCCAAAACAAACATGGGCTAAAAAATTCACAACTCTACTGCTGAATCTTAAGCGCGCAAAGGAAAAGGCGATTGCAAAAGGTAAAACCGCTCTACATCGAAATACCTTGAAGCGGTATTCCAACCTCTATGATGAGATCATGAGAGCAGCTTATGAGGAGAATCCGCTTCCGGAACGAAAGCCGGGACAGAGAGGAAGAACCAAGCGCGGAAAGGTGCTGTGCCTTATAGATCGGCTTTCTGCACACAAGGGAGAGGTCTGCCTTTTTGCACATGACTTCGATGTGCCTTTTGACAACAATCAAGCTGAAAGAGACATTCGTAACATTAAGGTGAAAACCAAAGTGTCCGGCTGTTTCAGATCAGTTGACGGGGCAAAAGAATACCTGAAAATCATGTCATATGTTTCCACAGCAATCAAACACGGCTTTACCAGTTTTGATGCGATTCGTCGTGCTGTTATGGGCAATTCTATGTCTATCTTTGCTCAGGACTCTGAATAGTTACAGAAAATCATAATTTAGAGGTGCAAAATATGAGTAGAATTCATAAGCTAATTGTTCCTATCATGCTGACAATGAATCTATGTGCCTGTGGAAGCGAAAGCATACAAAAGGGGAGCAACATTCAAAACTTCGAGCAAAATCACTATATCACACATGCGAATACTTATCAGAATGGCGTAATCTATACCGGTTCTGAGGGCAGTTCCACAGCAGCTTACTTTTTAGACTATGAGAGTATGCAAGCTGTTCCACTTTGTAATAAGCCAAATTGTGCTCACAAGGACACCTCGTGCTTGGCATTTCAGTGTGTTCAGGATAGCATCATGCCATTTGTTTATCAAGGTATGGTGTATTGGTTTCATACGGATTCTAAAATCACGGATTCCGATGATGGAAGAAGTACAGCATATCAATTTCAAACTACATGCTACTGTGGGAATATGACTACGGGCGAAGTAGAAAGCTTCGTGGAAATTCCGGATGTCAGCATGAAGGATGCCATTGAATTTGTCATATCCAATCACACACTCTACATCATCGGCTGTGATTGTGCATATCAGGAAGAGGATGGATCGTGGACGGAAATGTCTCGAATCGGAGACCAGTATCTTTATGCGATCAATCTGGATACAGCGGATGTCAAGAATTACGGTCTCATCAATGATGCACCAACTGCATCCTACAATTGGACACTGAATGGTGCAATGTTTGCAGATGTAGAATTGACAGGTATCTATCAAAATAAACTTTATCTGTCTTATCGCTATGTAGATGATCCCAATGATATTATTGATTATGTCAACACCGGAGACCCGGATAGTCCGGATTGGTCGGATGCCGGAACAGCAATCCCCTGGCATCGGGTGAACAAATGCCTCAATTTAGAAACGGATACCATAGAACCAAGCGAATATCCCGCAGCAGACTTGATTCAAGACGACACATATATTTATTATATGGATGGGCAATACCACGTAATGGATGCAGATGGAACAGAGACAGTGAGTGCAGATATTCCTGCAAATAATTCTCGTAATCTAACTTTTGTCAATGGAATCTTTTGGGATGGTCCGCAAAGCACCTGTTTTCAACCGAAAACCGGAGAAACACATGTCTTATCCGAAACATATTCCGATACAAATCTTACCGTAATTGCCTATTACAAAGAAAGATACATTATTAACTATACAGATGAAAACAACCTCATTCATTTTGAAGCTGTTCCGGAATCGGATTTGATTGGAGGCATAGTAGAATGACACTGGTTCTTCGTCATTGCAACAAACACTATGGCAAGAAGCACGCCCTTAAAGATTTCACATTTTCCTTTGAAACGGGTGTTTATGGATTGCTTGGTCCCAACGGTGCGGGAAAATCCACGCTAATGAACTTAATCACGGACAACTTAAAGCCAGACAAAGACGGCGGCGAAATACTCTGGGATGGACAGCCGATTCGGAAACTTGGAAAAAGCTATCGTGCTTGCTTGGGTTTTATGCCGCAGCAGCAGGAATTATACGCCAATATGACAGCACGAGATTTTCTGGGGTATCTGTCGGCACTCAAGGGCATTCCTCGGAAAGAGGCGAAAGACCAGATTGCAGATGTTTTGGAACAGGTAGAACTTTCTGAGCAGGCAGCACAAAAAATCGGCGGCTTTTCCGGCGGCATGAAGCAGCGGCTTCTGATTGCACAGGCATTGCTTGGAAATCCGTCTCTGTTAATTTTAGATGAACCAACTGCCGGATTAGATCCAAAACAGCGTGTGATTATTCGCAATCTGACTGATCGTTTGGGACAAGAGAAAATCATTCTCATTTCTACGCACATCATTTCCGACATTGAAACCATTGCAGACCAAATTCTGCTTCTGCGGAAGGGAACGCTTTTGACGCACGGAACAGTTTCTGAACTGATAGAGCAGGTACAGACCGGCGAAAAGACGCTGGAGAATCTCTATCTGCAATACTATGGAGGTGAGGCAAATGCTGCGGGCGGAGCTTAAAAAATGCCTATCCTTTCGAGTCCTTTGGATTCTGCTCTTTTGTCTGCTCTGCATCAATGGCTATTCCCAAATCACAAATGCTTACGACCGGTATTACACGCCTTCGGAATATAACGCTTTATACGAGCAGTTAAACAGAATGTCTTTACAGGAAGCAAACGCATTTGTCAGTGCCAAAATCGAGTCTGCTTCTCCGGACTCGGATGCAGACTACAACGGCTATCTATACTATGACACATTGGAAATTATCGAGGGGCTGCAAAATTATCCGGCATATTTGGAGAGCATTCAGACCAATGCAGAGAATATGACAGCAGTTTCCATTTGGGGCGGGACAGACACGTTTTCCTATCGGAACATTCAAAAAACGCCGTCCGCCTATACTGCCCTTGCTGGAACCACACTGGTTTTGGATACCTCTCTTGGCATAGAGGATTTGCTGTCCAGTCCCTTGACGGATTTCTTGGCGGTGCTGTTGCTATTCTTTTGCGTCTGCCGTATTTTTTTACGGGATCGGGAACAAGGCATTTTGCCGCTGCTCTATGCGACGCCCAACGGAAGACTTCGACTGATGAGCTGTAAACTGGGAATAGCAGTGCTCTGTGCCATCGGATTGGTACTGCTTTTTTATGGCGAAATTGCACTGATTTCCTGTAACTTGTACGGACTTGGTGACCTTTCCCGTCCAATTCAGTGCATCTATGGCTATGAAACCTGCAACCTTCCGGTTTCTGTCGGAACTTACATTAGCATCTATCTGCTGTTCAAAATGGCTGCCTATGCGGTATTTGCCGTGCTATTCGGCTTTTTCTGTACGATTGCCAAAAATAATCTGATGGTATACGGTGCATCCATTGGCGTTGTTGGAATATCCTACTTACTCTATGCGAAAATTTCTGTTTTGTCACCGATTAGCCTATTGCATTTCTGGAATCCCATCCAGTTTTTACAAGGCAAAGAAATTCTCGGAACCTATACCAATGTCAACTGTTTCGGCTATCCGATTTCTCTGAAGATTTCCGCTTGCGTAGTCATAGGACTATGGCTCTTTCTTTTTATAGGCAGTAGCTTCATCGTGTTTACACACGCCGGGAATTTGCAATATCGCAGTTTTTCCGTCCGACATAAACTGCATATTCGGTTTCGTGTCCATCAAAAATTTTGGTACACTTGCTATCGGATTTTGATTTTGCAAAAGGGCTTGCTTGTAGTATTTCTGTTGCTTTTCCTATCGGTTGGTTTGGCAAAAACATATACTCGAACTTACAGCAATGAGGATATTTACTACGAAAATTTTTGTAACGAATATGCCGGAGTTGTAACAGAAAAAACCGAACAATTTCTCACGGAAAAGCGAGCTTTCTATCGTGAAATCGAAGCACAGATCGCAGAGCTGGAACAGTCGGAATCGCCGAATTCCTATCAGATTGGACAATTGACCGCACAACTGAATGACAAGGCAGCTTTTGAAAAATTTGCACAGCGAGTAGAACAGATTCCCGATTCTGCGGAGATTTTCTACGACACCGGATATGTTCGCTATTTCGCACTGGATGGCAACCGGGAGGGCATGGTACAAGTGCTGCTTTTAACGGCTGCACTGACACTTTTATTGTGCCCCACTACATCTATGGATTGTAAAACCAATCTAAAGCAGATTTATCACGCCACGAAAATAGGGAGATTTGGATACCTTCGGCAGATGTTTCGTTTTGCGATTCTGAACGGCATACTATTTTCCGCTGTGCTGATATTGCCCTACTTGCTGCAAATTTTGAATCATTACGGAATGCAGGGCTGGAACACACCGCTTGCCGGAATCGAAGCATACAGTACTTGTCCTGCTCGCATTTCCGTTGGTGCAGCGGCAATTGGTGTCATGGGAATCCGCACAATTGGAGCAGCTCTTACCGGATGCAGCATCACATGGATTGCCTCTCATTGCAAGAGCCTTGTCACGGCGTATTGCATCAATGGTGTCCTTTTCGTTCTTCCGGCGGGATTGTGCCTGTTGGGGCTGGATATGTTTCGCTACGTTGGGCTAACGCCGATGTTGTATGGGATAATTTAGAGTTTTGAAATGGATTTCTTTCCATTGCGGAGCAACTTCGGCTGCTCCGCAATTTTATGTGTGTTCAATGGAACATATTTCTAAAAAGTGAAAATTCCAAATCCACCTGACGAAAAAAATCGAATCAGACCATGTACAAAGTTAAAAGGGTTTACTGACGCAGGTAACGTTGAGCGATGGCACTGCAAATGGCGAAAAGAATATCACCAAGTATTTCTACAGCAATGGCGGTATTCAAACCAAGATGGAAACCGGTCTGAACAGTGCAAATGATTCGGACTACATGACCACCAATTACGCATATGATGCGTGGGGACATCTGGTAAATACCACCGACAGCACGGGCTACAATTCTGGCACGACTACTTATGACTTGAACGGCAATGTATTAACTGTTACAGATGCAAACGGCAATGTAACAACCAATACTTACGATGCACTGAATCGTGTGTTGACTGCGAATACAGTTTGCAGTGATACCTCCAAAAATGTGTCGAAATCTTATGTTTACGACAATATGGGAAGGGTACAGAGTAAAACTGCCAATGGTGTACAGACAAGTTATCAGTACGATATCTTTGGACGTGTTTATCAGGAACTTAGCCCAAAATCTTTTAAGGGCTATTTCTACGAGGGTGTATCTCAGTATGCGAAGGAGCAGCTGGTTGGTATTAATCATCAGACAATTTATTCCTCCACGCAATATGAATACGATGCTGAAATGCGTGTTATTAAGGTAAAGGAAAGCGGCAATGAAACAGCTTCCTATACTTATGATGCAAATGGCAACAAAGCAAGTGAAACGCTGGCAAACGGTGTGGTTTCGACTTACACATACAATGGCTGCAATAAGATTACAAAGCTTGTGACGAAATCCGGCAATTCGACGATTTCTGAGTACGAATATTCGTACTATTTAGATGGTTCTGATGCTTGCAAAGTACGCAGTGAAAGTGGTATAATAGAGACAACATCCTACGAGTATGATGGGTTGAAACGGCTGACGGAAGAATCAGTTTCCAATGGCACAACAATGGACACCTATGCGTATGAGTATGATGACTACGGCAACCGTTCCAAGATGACGGCTACTGGTACGGAAGAATATGAGACTGTTTATGATTATACAGTAAACGGTAATTATACTGCATTGCTGCAAAAGGAAACCAAAACAGTCGAGGAAACTTCCGGTGCCACAACAGCCAATGGATTGGCAACCAGTCCCACAGAGCTGATTACAAATTCTATCGCAGACACCGGTACAAAAGAAACGGTATATTCCTATGATGCCAACGGAAATCAAATCAGCAAGACTGTAGAGGGTAAGACAGAAAAAAACACCTATGATGGCTTGAATCAACTGATTGGCTTTACCGATGGGGAGACAACAGCGAGTTATATCTATGATGCAGACGGTCTGCGGCAAAGTAAGACAGTAAACGGCAAAACGACCAACCACATCTGGGATGCAAACAAGCAGATTGTGGCAGACATGGACGATAGTGACTGGTACAGTGCCGAAGTCTATGTTCGTGGAACAAATCTGTTGGCGAAGTTCAGCAAGCAGAGCGGTAATGTCAAGACGGATTATCAGTATTATACGCAGAATGCACACGGTGATGTGGTTAATCTGACGGATGCTGATGGTGCAATTACCAAGTCCTACACCTATGATGCGTTTGGCGTGGAACAGAATATCGACGATGCAGATACGAATGCGTTCCGGTACTGTGGTGAATACTATGATGCTGAAACGGGTACGATTTATCTACGTGCACGGTATTATGATCCGAGTATGGGTAGGTTTATTTCACGAGATAGTTATGCTGGTAAAATCAAAGAGCCGCTGAGTTTAAATTTGTATACATACTGTGAAAATAATCCCATTTTGTATATGGACTCAAGTGGACATAATCCTGCAATTCCTTATTTTGGATATCTTCTCTTAGGCGCTATTTCTATATGTGCATTAACAATTAGTGCTCAGGTTGTAAGCAATCCTCAGACACGTCAATCGCTGACTGATGCATCAAATTCAATTAAATCAAATTTGTTTAATAGCTTAAATACTATAAAATCAGCAACGCAAATTCCTGAAATGGATGGGAAAACATCAAACACTAAGTCAAAATTTTCTACAGCTTATGATTCAACAGCCAACCCCTATCTTTCCAAGTGGTCTGATTCTTTTGAAAAGGCAAAGGAAAATGTTAAAGAAAAAGATATCACAATAACATCAAATAAGAAAAAGTATGACCCTGTTATTTTTCCAGAAAATCCTGATGATTTTAATCCGGTTGGAATGCAAAAATATCCGTATCCAACACCGAATGGGATGATTTATAAATGGGGATATTGTAAACAAACAGCAATATTTGAATGGGATGAGGACTATAAAAATGGATCGCATTATCATTGCATGATGCCAGAATGGAATAACAAACATGATGAAAGTGAAGAATCACATTTTAAGGCAGGCATGGTGATGCCAGAACCATGGGCATCAATGTACAGAGGATATTAATTTTTTATAATAATTTTCATGAGCTGACAAAAAGGAGGTTATGTTGATTTGATAGTTGATTATAGAAATTCGTATTTAATAAACCACATTAGTTTACATGATTTTGAATTTAAAGGGATAAAGCACGATTACGAAAAAAAATATATAGAGTTAGAAATAAAAAAAAAGAGTGCGGAGACAGTCCCATCTTCTTTAAGTTTTCAGGACGTGTTGTATTATGAAATGACTTGCTGCAAGTTTTGGGGAAGTGGTCATCATATAATTTGTTGTAATTTAATGGATACGACAAATATTTATGATAAACTTTTAAGACTTGAACAAGTTGAATATGCAAAATCAAACAGCATCGACAGGAGTCCAATGAATTTATTGGAATTTATAGGAGTGGAAATTTGGCTCAATTCTGGAGATAAATTAAAAGTGATTTGTAAAATCTTTGAATTTGATGATTTCTTGATTTGAAAAGTGTTTGAGTTTTAACTTTTGAGCCATGATTAACTATTTACATTAAGTAAACGGCAAAACGACCAACCACATTTGGGATGCAAACAAGCAGATTGTGGCAGACATGGACGAAAGTGACTGGTACAATGCCGAGGTCTATGTTCGTGGAACAAATCTGCTGGCGAAGTTCAGCAAGCAGAGCGGTAATGTCAAGACGGATTATCAGTATTATACGCAGAATGCCCACGGTGATGTGGTTAATCTGACGGATGCTGATGGTGCGATAACGAAATCGTATACGTATGATGCGTTTGGCGTGGAACAGAATATCGACGATGCAGATACGAATGCGTTCCGGTATTGTGGAGAATACTACGACTCTGAAACGGGTACGATTTATTTAAGAGCTAGGTATTATGATCCGAGTATGGGTAGGTTTATCTCAAGAGATTCTTATGC